AATGCGATAAATGTATCTAATGATAAAGAAAAGATCAAGGAGACGTTTCAAAAGGCTAAAGTATTATATGAAACTGATACAAGTAAACTTGATTTAGATCCATTCAAATTGCACAAGTGTGTTCGGACTACACTGGGACAAATGTTTCACAATGGCCTTCCATCTTTCAGTTCGTGTCAAGATCCAAACATTATTTGGGACAGAATTGTTAAGAGTTCTGCATCTGGAGCTCCTTATTTCAAGAAGAAAGCTGAGTTAAAGGATGAGGTTTTCAAAATTGTCGAATCAATTAATACCAATAATTTTGATGAATCTGTGTTTAGAATGCCGAATATTATTTACATGGTAACGCAACCTGGTAAAAGTGGTGCATATAAGAAAAGACTTGTTTATTGTCCTCCATTGGCGATTACAGTTTTAGAATTATATTACGGGATCAACGTCGTTGACCATTTTGTTGGGAATAAGGACTCAAATATTATAATAGGACGTCGTCAGACAGAACTTTATGATATGGCAGAAGAATTGCGTGATAAGACAAAGGTATCAGGAGATTTCTCATCATATGACCAAACAATTCCAAGTTTGTTTATTAATATAGCGTTTGAAATCTTTTCTGAATTATACCAATTCCGGAATAGATATGAAGTTCAACTATTTACTAAGATGGTAGGATATGTTATGTTCGGTCACATGTTCCACCCAGAGACAGGTCTTATTCATAGGAACAGAGGTATCGCAAGCGGTTCAGTTTTCACAAATTTAATAGATAGTGTTTGTAATTTACTTTTATTAAACTATGCTATCTCATCATCAGATTCGTTGTCTCATATTATTCCATATGTTTCAGGTGATGATTCTGTGTTAACATCATTATATTCTATTAATGGTGCTAAAATTTCTCGTATTTTAGGAAAGGAGGCGTTACTCGTCGTTGAGTTTCCCGAGAGCACTTATTTTCAAAGTGGAAAATTTGGCATGGTATTCTTAGGTTCAAAATGAACGGAGGAAGGTCCAATAAGAGATATCACCCGAATGATTTTAAGTGCAGTAGCTGTCAAAAGTCAGTGACCTGATTTTAGTGGTGACCGTATTAAATTGATTTCATC